TATATCCCCATTTGGATTCAAATCCTTTACTATCGCCTCCACCTCCGCCTCCAAAGAGGTTCTTATATGAATAGATAATTCTCGTAAGACCTTGCAAAAAAAAACCAGTAATGGTTGAGCATCTTTCATTGTCATCTTCTCAAACACTAGGTCGCTTATCTCTTTGTGTGCTTTGCCATCGTATGCTGCAACCTTTCCAAATCGCCACGTCATAGGCTTTAGGAATACAGCTATAAACTTATGAAGTTCCTTTTCGGCTACCTTGCTAAATGCTGAGGCATCAATAAACTGGTCGGTGGTTATCTTCATTATGTCCATATCAACTGCAAACCACTTACCACTAATCTTCACTTTTTTTTTAATCTTGTATCCGCTAAGGTTATCTTCAATCGCTTTTAAACGCTCCACGTAATCCATAAAGATAGTATGAGGCAAAGCCTTGATTGATTCGATTGGTTGCCTTAAAACGATTGAAACACGCCTCTGCAAGTATTCTAATTCACTTTCGTATGGCATCTGTGCCAATGTGCTTACGTATTCCTTGATGGTTATTTCTTTGAACTCACGCTCCATATCTTTAAATATATTATTTTAGTTTTGTGTAATTGTTTTTTTAACTTGTTGATTATGCTCTCATTACAGCATACCTTCCGCTAGGTCGGTTGTTTAATTTAAGCAAGGCAACATATCTAAGTGGGTCTAATAAGTGGTTCATGCTATCTGTCGGCTTGCCTGTTAGCTTTCCCTCTTTGTCTGTTTCCCATTGGTAGGCTCGCAGTTCTTTGATTAGATTCGTGCTGCGTTTAGTAACCATTAACTCATATCGCTTTAAGGTGTCTATTCCTATCTTGATTGAGTCCGCCCCTTTTACCGATGGCTTAACATTGAACCCCTGCCTGTAAAGTTCTTCAATAGATTTCGGTTCAGCACTATCGCAAATCAATTCATTGCGACCAAACTCAATAGACTTTAAAAAGTTGCCGATGTCGTTATTAGTCATGTTGGTTCGGTAGAGTAATTCATCAATCCAAAGTTTGCCATCTGATTTGTAAACTGCAATTAGCGTGCTAGGGTCATTCGTAAAGCCAAAGTCCATGCCGTATGAAACTAAGGTAGCATCCAAAGGTATTGAATCAACCTGCTGCCAATTATCAAAGACCACCCCTTGCAGGCTTCCTATCTGACCTAAGCCGTAAACGTTCCACCAATTAGCCCAATAAGTAGAAGTGGATGCCTTATCCCTTGCCTTTTCGATTTCCCTTATTATGCTCGGTTCAAGTGCCTCGTTGTCTTTATAAGTCAAGACTATCATTTCCGCATCCGAATCGCTAAGCAGTTCGGTATCCACCCAAAACTCTGAAACAGGATTGTAATCTAAATAAATAAACTTCTTAGTCCTTATTGCTAGTTGGTAGTAAGATTCCCAAGTGATGTTATTGCATTCGTTTATGAATAGCACATCCCTTCTTGCACCTCGTAACTTCGCAGGGTTATCCGCACTAAAGAACTCAATAAATGAACCATTACTAAACTTGTAAGTCATTGTAGACTTATTGTAACTAGATTCGTCTAGCATATTAATCAGGTCCATTATCTTCAAGAAGTCACGAAGCGCACCCCTTCGCAAATGAGGGATGGTTTCAGCTACTATGCTTATTTCCTGCTTTGGCTTTGATAGTGCATACTCTATTAGAAAGGGAATAATACTAAAAGTCTTGGATGCAGATGTTCCGCCCCTAACTATCCTTATTCGCTTTCTAAGTTTGCGGATTTTAGTTTGTGCCGTCGTTTTCTTCAACATCTAAATCTATCCCTCCGAATATTGGCTTTTCAATATTGATGTTTTTATTCTCAGTCTTGGTGCTGGCAATTCTGTGGTATTCCTCCTCCGTTCCAATAAGTTTGTAGAGTGCCATCTGTGTCAAAGGATTGTTTCCGTTGTACCATTTATTGCGCAGTCCGTTCTTAACTTCAATCTTGTTTTTATCCAATCCCTCTTTTATAGTGTTAAGTTCGTTAGAATCAATTTCAAAAAACTCATAAAAAGTTGGTTTTGATATTGGCAGTAAAGTCACTACATCCTCAATAAAGAAAAGTTTCTTCTTCTCTATTAGGTCAAGTGCTTGCTGATATATTTTAATCCTGTCGTATGCCATTGCGTTTTATTATTAATGTTGGGTCTAATTTTTTCATTCTGTCTATTATTACTTGGCAGTATTTTGGGTCTAATTCCATACCATAGCATTTGCGTTTAAGTTGGTGTGATGCTACCATAGTACTTCCTGATCCAAGAAAACCATCAAAACAAATTTTAAATTCAAAGTCGTTAAAAATATCACCAAATAAACCTACTGGCTTTTGTGTTGGGTGAACTCTTGTTTTGCCCTCAATATTTTTATCTCCCTTTCTTATCATTCCATTCCACTGCCACTTATAAAGTTTTGCCGCTTTGTCAAATGAAGTCCAAGCCAATTCAACATCTGCGAAATTTCCTGTATTTTCTTTATCCCAAACAATCCAACACATAGATGGAGTTAAAAAATCAGTAAAATAATTTCCACCCCAAATAATAAAGTTTTCCATTCCTAAGCTAATACAAGTTTGATAAAACTCTTTTGCAGTTTGAGTTGTATCATCTCCGATAATTTCAGAATAATTTTTAGCTTTTACAATCTTACCTCCGCCTACACTTCCAAAACCTTTATTGCCTCCTACTTTACTACCTTGTACGACACTAATTCCATAAGGAGGATCTGTAAACACTAAATCAATTATATTATCATTTTTTAACTTTGCCACTTGGTCGCTATCCGTACTATCCCCACAAAGCAAACGATGCTCGCCTATCTCAAACAAGTCACCTAAGACAATATCCGTTTCAATTCCACCCTCAGGAACTTCAAAATCATCCTCCTCAGCCTCTAATTCAACTTCTAAGTTGATAGGTACATCTAATCCCCACGCATCTAACTGCTCAACTTCCCATTCGTTAGCAAGCATATCCCAATCCCATTCACCTCCGCTCACATTGTCTTTTATTATAAACTCTTTTTGCTGCTCGTCTGTGAGGTTTTCTGCTACAATGATAGGCACTTCTTTCAATCCCGCTTCTTTGCACGCCTTAAAACGCATATTACCGCCTAATACAACCATATCGGCATTAACTACTATTGGTCTAATGTCTAGCATCTCGGGAAAGTCTTTAATAGACTGAACCAACTTTGCAAACTTATCATCCTTAATTTGTCTAGGATTGTTTGGGTTTGACTTGACCTCTGAAATTTTTACTTTTCTGCTTTGCATAACTTTAAATATATTATTTGCTCGATATAATACTCTCGTAGTATTCCATTCTGTACTTACGCCATAATGCTTCGTTGCTATTTTTCATAACATCTTCTTTTAACTGGCTGCCTAAGTCTTTTCTTAACTCAGGGTTCTCAATCAATCTACGCATTGCTTTGTACCAATCCTTTTTACCTGCCACTAAACAGTTCTTTCCGTGTTTGCTCATCCATTGGTAAGATTCCACATCCGAAACGATTACCCCTAAACCAAATGCACCCATTTCAAGCATCTTTAATTCTGACTTTGCTCTATTGAACTCGTTATATCTTAAAGGAATCAAACCAATGTCCATTAAATTATACGCCTGAGCGTAGCTATAAACATCTGCTGCGTTTATCCTTCCGTAATTATTGTCATCTAGGATGTAGTTTGAAGTGAATATCTTTTCGTACTTGTGCCAAATCGAATCACCATCGTAGAATCCTGCAAGCATAAACTTGTAATCCTTGTAAGGACTTTTATTCAAAGATAGGATTTCGCCTTCGATTAGTTGCAAATCTTCTAGGTGGGTTACTGAACCACTCCATCCAATGTTTACCAACTCGGACTTCATTGCTGCAATCTCTGGGTTAGGTATGAATTGAGGCTGTTCAAAGTCGATTGTGTTTGGGAAGACTTCCACATTTTTGTTAAACTGCGACACCACATACTTCAGGTAAGGTGTTGTAACCATAATCGCATCCGCTTGGCTAAAGTTGTAAATCAATGCCTCTGCTCTATGGTTTAGCTTCCACTCTTTTTTTAGAACGTGGCTATCGCTTAATTGGTAATGGTCATCCGTATCTATTATCACGGGGATTCCTAATCGTTTTAAAATCTTCCATACGTTTTCCTCGTTGCCTATTCTTGAAATTGACCTGCTTGCAATAATTAAATCGAACTGCGATAGCTGCGATTCAGGAGCGTGGTCTATGGTTGTCATTTGGCTGACCTCGTGTCCGTGCAAGTGCATCTTAGAATGTGGAACGATTAACCTGTGATATTCGCCACCCATTATTTTTTGTCCTGTGACTAGTAGTATTCTCATTTTATTGCATTAATTAATCCTTCAGTATTCCATAACTCAAAGTATTCTCCACCCGCAGGTATAACATTGGGCGCATAGTAACATATCTCTAATGCTCGCTTGCACTTTAACGATTCAGCGATGGCAAAGTTCATTGATTGATTCCCGATAAATAGCTTCGAGTTGTTTATTATCCTAGCTAAGTCTAAGAAGTTCTCAACCGCTAAATACTTGCAGTTAACTTTTTGACTGAATTGAGAATACTCAGCAGTTGAACCTGTGAAGTAGATTGTTTCTTTAAGGTCGTTTAAGACTGTGTAATCAATGTTCGGATTCTGATAGCGTTCAGTTCTATTTACTACTATGTAATCACTTGGCATAGTATCAATGTGCAATATCCGCTCTGAGTAGTTTACATTTGTTAATTCAGGAAAGGCTAAAGCATACCATCGTTTAATATCGTAGGCAGCCAAATTCATTCCTATGCTCCTGAACTTGTCTAGGTCGTAATCTACTTTCTGATTCCTATAAGGTAATACATCATAGATAAAGTCAAACTCCATTAGTAAAGGTCTGAGCATCTTATAAGCGTAATCGTTCAGCATCACATCTCCGTAAGCGTGTTTGAAGGTAGGATTGCCACCAACATTAGGTGCGTTTACGTTTATGTATAGAATCGCCTCTTTGCCGTGTATGTCGCAGGCTTTCTGAATGGCAGGCATAGCGTAGAGAATATCTCCACTTGCTCCTGAGTGTTTAAATTTTAGATTCATATTCTTCAAAGGCATTAAAAACTTTGTGAATCATTTCGTTCTGGCAATTACCGCAATGAATGTTTGCAGTTACATATCCAAACAAATCTTTGTGGGCTTGCTGGAATGCTAATATCTCTAAGCCGCTCCACTTCATTGCGTGATTAGTTTTAAATGTCAACCATCTTTCTTTAAATGGTTTTAGTCTTTCGTATTGTTCTTGATTCATACGTTTAGGTATTTAGAAATAAAAGCACTCATTACGCTACTAGCACAACCAATCATAAACGAATCAATAAATCCATTGCCTAAATATAAAGAGTAGCTTAAACCGCCCCAAAATGCCATACAAAAGGAACATCCGAAAGGTTTAGCTAACTGCTCTCCGAATAGTTGCCCATAAATGTTAGTTAAGAAATCACTCGCTCCAATCCCAAAGGACGAACTAAGTGTTGTAATAATCGCTAAAGTTTTTAAATCTGTCATAGTTTTCAAGTTTTAGTTTTTTAATTGTTTTTTGAATAGTGTATTGGACTGCGCCATATTTTATGCCAGTCATTACTGATATCTTCCTGAACTCGCCAATGTCTATGTATAACTTCAATAATGTTTGGTCATACCAATCTAAGGAATCAATCTTGTCTTTAACTTCTTGGGTGAAGGTTTGGAACACATCCTCCCTATTTTCAAGTTCAGGGTCTAGTTCGCCTTCTAATCCAATCAACAAGTCTATGCTTTCGGTTTGGTCATTGTGCCTATACTTTCTGTAAAATGGCGAATGCTTCGAGTTCCAAGAGTTGTGTGCAATCTTTACGAACAAGAACTTTAAATACTTTTTTTCTTTAGCCTCAAGTATTTTCTCATCAGGCATATCAAGCAGGTTAATTATAACCTCATGAAACAAGTCTTCAAATAAAGCAGGTGAGGCTATGTTTCTGCAAACATTTCGGTAAGCAGAGTCTTTGTAGATAGCCTCTATGATTTGTGCTTTATTCATTAGTAGCCTAATTCTTGCTTAATCTTATCTTGGTTCAACTGCCTTTTGAAATATAACGTGCCTCGTAAATGCTCGCACTCTTCTTGTATCTTTTGCCTGCACCTTCTTATTGATTCTGCGTTTGTAAGTCTGCCTGTTGCGTATAGTTGCAAGAATTTAAACTTGTCATCTACGCCTTGACTTTCTGCAAACCAAACATTGGCAATAAGTTTCTCGTCAGAATCCCTTAGATGCGGATGCTTTTCTAATAGGTTTTTAACCTTTTCTTTAATTGTAAAGTTAATCATCTTAGTTAGTTGTGTTTACAAATGTACTATTTAATTTTAAAATGCAATAATTATTTTTATATGATAGAATTATTCGCTTTCTCAATCGTGTTCAATTCAGCCTCTAGTCTATCAATCTCGGATGCTGCTAGAATCAATGCTGCTTCGTTATCTCTATTATTTTTACGCCAATAAAGTTCCTGCAAGTAAATTGAGCCAATGTAGTCAAATACTTTCTTTAGCGTTTGTATGGTCTTTAACGCATTAACCTTCCTTTCGCCTTGTAATGTATTAACCTTAATACTAAAATCGTTTATAGTCGCTCTTAACTCGTCTAAAATGGCAAGTGCTGATTCTTCCTTGCGTTCATGTTGTTGCAAACTTCTTGTTGTGAAGTATAGCTGTTCCAAAGTTTCGGTGTATTTATCTTCGCTCATTAGAATAATTTAATTTGTATTGATGGCTCGTAACTTGCATCATATCTAATATTTTCTCCTTTTGGATATGGCTGAACTTCAAATTTTAATTCTTTGTGCATTTGTTTAATTTCGTATTTATTGCCTTTAAAATAAAAATATCGATGTTTTCTTGGTCTATAATCCATGTATAATTTATCTCCATATAACATTTTTAAGTATGCTACTCTGTCTGTTTTACCTTTTGACTTATCAAATAATGTTTGTGAGTGCATATCTTCTTGACCTTTA